ATATGGGTTGTTGTATATCTTATATAGGTTCATTATTTAAAAAAAAAAAATAAGTAAAAAAATATATCCTCTTCAAAAAAATATTAAAGTAAAAACAGAACTACCTAAAGGTCCAAATAAAAAAAATTTTGAATTAACAATAATAGAAAATATAACACAAAATAAAAGTAATAATTACATGAAGTATATTATATTTAATTACAATAAAAATTATATATTTAGAGAAGATAATTATATCACTTTTAGAGATAAAATAAATAAAAAAAACGGTATAAGTAAGAAAATAATTAGTTTAAAAAAAACACAACAATATATAGAAAATATAGAATATTATAATAATAAAAATACTCAAGAAATTTTAATTTATGAAAATCAAGATGAAAAATATTTATATACTTATCCACCTTCACCATGCATAAATTATAAAACAATTTATGAACCAGATTATAGTTTTAATAAAAGTAAAAATAATTTATTTAATAGAGAAATAAATAATATATCAAATAATTTAATTAAATTAGTTAATACAAAAAGAAATAATTTTTTTAGTAAAATAGTAAATATAAATAAACAATATAAATAAGAAATATTTTTAAATATATTAATTTAATAAGTATAATTACTTAGATATTTTACTACTTTTCGGCGTTTTAAATATGTAAATAATTTAATTAATATAATAATTAATGACAATAAATACTTCTATAATTTTAAATGAAATTCAAAATTTAAAAATTCAACTTAATGGTATGCAGAATAAATTAAATTCACTAACAAATTTATATAATAATAATAAAAATTATAAAGGTGATAAAGGAGAAAGAGGATTTAATGGTATAAAAGGGGATAAAGGGGATAAAGGTGAAAATGGTTTTAAAGGTATTCCAGGTATTCCAGGTATTCAAGGAGAACAAGGTATTAAAGGCGAAAAAGGAGATAGAGGAGAACAAGGTATTCAAGGAGAAAAAGGTACTCAAGGTGATAAAGGATATAGAGGAGAAACAGGTATTAAAGGAGAACAAGGTACTCAAGGTGAAACAGGTATTAAAGGTGAAACAGGTATTCAAGGTATTCAAGGTATTCAGGGTAATAGAGGAGAAATAGGTGATAGAGGAGAACAAGGTATTAAAGGGGAAAAAGGTACTAAAGGTGAAAATGGGCAACGCGGGGACACTGGAAAAATTGGAAAAAGAGGTGAAACTGGAAAAAAAGGAGATAAAGGAGATAAAGGAGATAAAGGAGATAAAGGAGATAAAGGAGATAAAGGTAATACAGGAGATAAAGGAAATATAGGTATAAAAGGTGATAAAGGAACAAAAGGAGAAAAAGGAGAAAAGGGAACAAAAGGAGAAAAAGGAGAAAAAGGAGAAAAATATCCAGAAATTATTATAAGAAATTTAATAAAATATGAATTATCAAATGAAATTAAAGTAACTAAATTAGATTTAAAAGAATTAGTTAAAAATGAATTAAATAATATTTTAATAAATACTTCGTTCAATAATTCTCAAAATACTTCGTTAAATACTCCTGAAAATACTTCTGAAAATAATTCGTTGAATACTTCGTTAAATACTTCTGAAAATAATTCGTTGAATACTTCGTTAAATACTTCTGAAAATAATTCGTTGAATACTTCGTTAAATACTTCTGAAAATAATTCGTTAAATACTTCTGAAAATAATTCGTTGAATACTTCGTTAAATACTTCTGAAAATAATTCGTTAAATACTTCTGAAAATAATTCGTTGAATACTTCGTTAAATACTTCTGAAAATAATTCGTTGAATACTTCGTTAAATACTTCGTTAAATAATTCTCAAAATACTTCTCAAAATAATTCTCAAAGTAATTCTCAAAATAATTCTCAAAATAATTCTCAAAATAATTCTCAAAATAATTCTCAAAGTAATTCTCAAAATACTTCTGAAAGTAATTCCCAATATAATTTATCTAAAAATTTAAGAAGACCAAAAATTAGAATAAATAATAAAAAATAATTTAAATTTATTTTCTAATTATAATATATATGTTAAATATTATTACTAAATACTTACTTGAAGCATTCGCGATAGCATTAGTTGCTTATTATATTCCAAAAAAAAAATTAAATTTTGTTGATATATTTAAAATATCAATTACAGGTGCTATTACTTATTTATTATTAGATTTATATTCACCACTAGTTTCATCCGGTTTAAGATTAGGTACTGGTATGTCAATTGGTAATAATATGGTTAATAATCCTCTTTCAATATCAGGTATAATTCCAAATAATAATCCTAATCCTATAATTGGTGGTAATGATGAATTAAATCAATGTCTTAATTTTTGTAACGAAGAAGAAGAAAAAGAACAATGTATAGAAGGTTGTAATGGTCTATTAAGTGGTGGTAGTTTTAATAGTAATCGATCACAACTCAAAGAGAGTATAGAAAATGAAGAATATCAACTATGTATGGAAGAAGATTTAGGTTATAATTTTTGTTCTATGCTTAATAATCAAACAGGAGGTCAAAAGGTAGAACCTACAATATGTGAAGAATTAGGAATTCCAGAAGAGTATGGATGTGAAATAGATTTGTAATATTTATTAAAGTAATTAAAATTTATTATATATATATATATATATATAATAATGAAACAATTTATTATAAAAATTACATTAATAAGTTTAATATATTTTTATATTTCAAATTTAAAAATAATTCAAAATAATTATATAATAGGAATAATATTATCTGTTATTATAACCGAATTATTAATAACTAATACTAATATACATAAATTAGTAGGTGGAAATAAAGATGTTTTATGTGAATATAATAATATAAATTGTTGTAATAATAATGAATTTTGTAATATAATCTGTAAAAACGAAGATGATTCATGTAAATGTAAAGAATTATGTTGTAAAACATGTTTTTTAACAGGTGGAAACAAAATTGAAAATAATTTACTTTTAAAAAATAATATTAATTATTTATAATATAATTAATTTATAAATTAATTATATTTATAATTTTTTTCTAAGTATATTATATATGTTGAACGTTATATTTGTATATCTAATTGAAGCATTCGCAATAGCATTAGCTGCTTATTATATTCCAAAAAGAGTATTAAACATAGGGGACATACTTAAAATAGCAATTACAGCTGCTATTACTCATTTATTATTAGATTTATATTCACCATTAGTTTCAAAAGGTTTAAGATTCGGAACTGGTATGACTATGGGTAAAAATATGGTAAATAACCCTGTTTCAATACTTGGAGGTAAAAAAGGAGGAAATGCTGGTGAACATAAGGATAGTTTATGTAAAGATATATGCGAGGATGATAATGAATGTTTTACAGTTTGTGAAGAAGCTTTTAGAGAGTAAATTTATTATATAATATAAATATATAATATAATGGTATGCTGTCCTAAATTTTTTACTGTATTAATTTTTTTTATAATGTTTTTATTACATAATATATTATAATTAAATTTAAATGTTTTATAAAATATTTTTTTTTAGTTATATTATATTTATTTTATATTTACTTTAATAATAATAAAAAAATTACTGGAGGTAATGAATTATATAAATTAAATAAATAAATTGAAATTATAGATATATATACTTGTGTTTATGAAGTTTTGAAATTATCCATTAGATAAATTATCACATAGTTATACAATAATATTATACTAATATAAATGAAAATACAATACCTAGATTTGGTGATCATGATTTGCGTTTGGGGATTGAAATTATAGATAATGATATGCTATTAATAAATTAGATATTTTATTAGAATCAGTAAAAACATCTATTGATAATAATGACCAATTATTATTTAAATATTAGTTTTAATAATGAATTCTGTAATTATACTAGCTGAATATGCATGGAAATATTATTGGATTGATGAAAGATATATATATATGAAGGAAAATGGTTTTTGTCAAAAATAAATTTTAAAAATAATAAAGATTTAGAAAAATTAAAAAATAGTATTAATTCCGGTTTATTTTATGAAATTAGACAAGAAGAAATTAAACAATGTCCTAAAAAACCATGATGTAAATTTAAAAATAATAAAAGTGGTCCTTCGTTTTTCAGTATTATAGAAGAATATAATGATTTTACATTAACAGTTAAATTACCACAAATTGAAAAAAAAATAAAATAACATTGATGAAGCAAATTATTTAACAGAAATTTATCTCCAACAAAATTAAAACTACCTTTTCCTAAAAAAAGTATAGAACCAAATGAATACTTATTAAATTATAAAGTCTAAATTCTAATAAAACTAAAATTTAAATAAATTATATAAAACAAAAAAAAAGATAACAACCAGTAAATAATGTGTTATTGTATACTGTAGATAAGGCATAAATTTTATATATTATTTTCAACTGCATTATTTTCGGTATGTTCAACTGCATTATTTTCGGTATGTTCAACCGCATTATTTTCAGTATGTTCAACTGCATTATTTTCAGTATGTTCAACTGCATTATTTTCAGTATGTTCAACTGCATTATTTTCGGTATGTTCAACTGCATTATTTTCGGTATGTTCAACTGCATTATTTTCGGTATGTTCAACTGCATTATTTTCAGTATGTTCAACTGCATTATTTTCAGTATGTTCAACTGCATTATTTTCGGTATGTTCAACTGCATTATTTTCAGTATGTTCAACTGCATTATTTTCAGTATGTTCAACTGCATTATTTTCGGTATGTTCAACTGCATTATTTTTAATATTATTAACTTCAGTTGCTGTATCTTTAACTTCATCTACAGTATCTTTAATATCATTAACTTCATCTACAGTATATTTAACTTCGTCTATTATATCATTAATATTATCTTTAACATCACCAATATTTTCTATAATATTTTCAGTATTATTTTTAATATTATTAACTTCAGTTGCCATATCTTTAACTTCATCTACAGTATCTTTAACTTCGTCTACTATACCATTAATATTACCTGTTTTAATATGTTCAATAATATCTTTAATATTATTAAGTGTATCATAAACATTTGTTTTAATATCTTTTAAATCAGTTTTTATATTATCAGCATCATTTACTGTATTTGTAATTGGATCAATACTATCTTCAACAGTATCTTTTGTTTTACAAACACAATTTTTTATAGTAGATATAACTTTCCCCATAATAATATTATTATATATTTTTTTTTATTTTAAATTTAAATATAATATATATATATATTAAGTAAATAAATTATTTAGAAATATATTAAATTTAATAGTATAATGAGTTCTAATTTAAATTTATACCAATTAAAGTTACCTTGGGTTGGAACAAATGAATTTGAACATGAAGCATGGGAGGAGTGTGAATTATTTCAGAATATAGATCATTTTAATTTTGATAAGAAATTATCGAGGTATTCTAAAAGATTTAATAGTATAGAATTAAATTTATCTTTTCAGGCAGGATCTAAAAAATCAAAATACACAATTGATAATATTAAAGCATGGATACAATTAGTGAGTAAACCATTTATATTTAATGTAAAATTAAGCGGTCATATAACACATATAACATGTTTTGATAAAGATACTTTGGAGTTACTATGGGAAAATTGGTGGAATATAACAAAGTATTTTGGTGAGTACTTAGGTTGTATATTGATTGAATTTAATGATATATGTCCTTGGAATAATGAATGGTTGGATAAATTAGAATATTTTAATGAATTACTTGAGAAAACAAAAAAGAGAGATGGATTTAAGGAAATAAAAATAGTATGCGAATTTAGACATAGTTCTTTTTATAATGAAATTATGTATCATTTTTTAAGAAAACATAATTGGTGTGTAGCGCGTATTCATTCTGTAAATAAATTACCTGACACAAAAAATATAGAATTAGGATGTATATTTACATATGATTATATTTATGATGAATGGATTGATCCAATTATTGAAGGTTGGAGCCCTAATGTTAGAACAGCAGATTTTACATATTATAAATTATATGGTGTTGATGGATATAGATGTGGTATATATTCACCAATTGATGATGTTTGGAATGTATGTTTAAATCATTTAGAAAAAGCAATAGCATTACAAGAAGAAACCCATTTATATTTGAATAATACATATTTTCCTCTAACAATAGATTATGAATTAAAGGAAGGTTATCCAACAATAACAAATCCACCGGCTATTGCAGATTGTGATTCTGTATATAATAAATATCCACGAATAATAAATCATAAAGTAGATGAAAATCTAATAATAGAAAGAGAAATAATAATAGGTAAATATGATATAGATATAAATAAACTTAATGAATTGTGTGAAGTAGATAGAATTAGAAGAATAAAAGAATTAGAGTATAGAAAAATAAATAATATAATAGTTTGTAATTATGAAGAAAAATTTGAGATAAGCACTAATAAATTTCAAAGTGAAATACTTCTTGAAATGAAAGAAAAAGAGGAAGCAGAAAAGAAAAAGGAAGAGGACTCAGAAAATAAAAAGGAAGAAGAAAAGAAAGATGAATCAGGAAAGAAAAAGAAAGTAAAAGTATTAAAGGAATTAAAAGAAGTAATAGAAGAAAAAGAAACAATAGTAAAAGATAAAAATGTAGAAAGTGAAACAGAATCAGAAACAAAAGAAAATATAGAGGAAAGTTATGAGAATGAAATATTTGAAGATAATATTATATATTTTAATAGTAAGAATAATAATTACTTATGTAATAATTATAAACTAAAAAAAGAAATTACAATAAATAATAAAAATTTTCTAAATATAAATCATTATTTATATTACTGTGAATATAATTATAAAACAAATGATGAGGAAGTAAAACAAAATTTAAAAAATTATTGTAATTTATTACTAAATTGTGATACAATTAGTAAAATAGAATGTTTATATAAAAAAACAATTTTAAAAAAAAATGATATGTCTTATATTAATAAAAAAAATAAAAGTTTAGGTTTTCTAAATGAAAATATAAAAAAATATAATAATACTTCAGGAGATATAAATTGGAAAATTAAAATAGGAAAATTTATGAAAATAGCATTAATAGAAAAATTTAAGGATAATACATTAAAAAAGTTATTATTCGAAACAGGAAAAAAAAAAATAATTAATAAAAAAGATGATAATAATACTTTAGGAAATTTATTAATGGATATAAGAAATAATTTATAAATTACAATTATTAATTAAATTAGTATTATTAAATCTTTGGGTCGCAGTAATAAAATCAGTAGTTTTATTATTATGATTATTAAAGTATTTATTCCAGATATATTTTGAGTCTATTGTATTATTATCTATACAGTAATAATTGTTACAGGTATCGCCGTCTAACATAGTTTTTATAAAATTAACTGAAAACATCCCACATTCTGAATTACTTTTAATTTGTGATTTAACACTATTACGAAATAAATTTACATTATAACCATTATCTTTTTTAAGTTTTTTTATAAAATTTTCTATGTATTTTCCTCCTGTATTTTTACTAGTACTTGCTGAATCATATATAAAAACATTAGCAATATTTTTAAATCTATTTAAATTTATATATATAGAAAACCAATGTTGTCCCCCTTTATTATGTTTATCTGTATTTAAAACGAAACCAAATAAATTTTTATCTTTTAATTGTTTATGATTTAAATTAAGAGAACAAAAATTGTCTCTATTTTTATTATTAACCCAAGGTATATCTTTTCGTAAAAATTTATGTATAATACATTTATTTGAATTTGATTGCTGCCAATCAATAGGAAGTGTTCCTAAAAATTTAAAATTATTAAATTTATTTTCATATTCATATAATATATTATCAATATCTTCATTTGACAACCATTCCAAATCAAAATTTTTATTTTTTTTTTTAGATATATTTAATTTATTTTTACTTTCACACCATTCTTGTGGCATAGATTTTAATAAATTTTTATTAAGTATAAAACTAATATTTTTTATCATATCCTCTATGATTTTTTTTGAAGGTAAGTCGGGTCTTGGATTATTTATTGATTGTAAATTTGCCATATTAATTAATATTTGTATTTTTTTAGTTAATCCTTGTAATAATTTATTTGAGTATTCAGCATTATCAATGTCACTTTCCCTAATTTTATATTCTATTATTGGAGGTTTATCAAAATAAATAGCTATTTCAGTATTCCAAAAATTAATTGCTTTTTTTATATTAGTGTTTGTATAACATTTATTAGTACCACTAGAGTATGTATCATTATTATCAGCACATGTATTATATGGTAATAAATATAAAGGATATGGATTAGTATTTGTTATATTATTAGTAAATTCATAAGAATTTTTACCTGCTTTAATATTTTTAAAATATTTTTTACTTTTATTTTTATTCATATTTATATTATAACAAGAAAAAAAGTATTTAAAATTGATTTATATAATTATAAATATATAATGAATATTATTAATTATACTCAAAAAGAATTATTAGTTAATATTAATAAATATAGTCAAGAGGAATTAGAAGATATATTAGATGAAGCAAATTATTTATATTATAATAGTGGGAATATAAAATTAGATGATAATGATTTTGATTTTATAAAAGAATTTTTAATTCAAAAATATCCTAATAGTAAATATAAAACTAAAATAGGTTGTGAAATTAAAACTAAAAATAAAATTATTTTACCTTTTCATCTTGGTAGTATGAATAAAATTAAAACAGAACTAAGTATTAATAATTGGATAAACAAATTTAAAGGGGATTATTGTATAATGGATAAACTTGATGGATGTAGTGCTTTATACGAATTTAAAGATAATAAATATAGTTTATATACAAGAGGTGATGGTAGTGAAGGGGGTAATATTAGTAATATATTAAAATATTTAGAATTACCAAAAATTAGTGGTGTAAAACATTTTGTGGTTAGAGGTGAAATTATAATAAATAAACGTATTTTTGAAAAAAAATACTATGGTAAATATAGTAATCCAAGAAATTTTGTTTCAGGTATAATAAATACTAAAAATATTGATAAAAATATAATTAATGATATTGATTTTATTGCATATGAAATTGTCCATCCTTTAATGAAAATTGATGAACAATTAATAACTTTGAAAAAATTAAAATTTAATGTTGTTTCATCATTAATAGTTGATAATTTTAATATTAATTTTCTAAAAGAAGTTTTTGAAAAAAGAAAAAAGAACACAAATTATTTAATTGATGGAATTATTATTAGACATAATTCATTGTATGCATTACCATCAAGTGGTAATCCTAAATATGCATTTGCTTTTAAAATGGATTCAGAAGAACAATTTGGAAATACTATAGTAAAAAATATTAATTGGAATGCTTCTAAGTATGGTTATTTAAAACCTCAACTTGTAGTTGAACCAGTAATCATAGGTGGAGTTACTATAAAACATATTACAGGTAAAAATGCAAAATTTATTAAAGAAAATAAAATTGGTATAGGAACTGAATTAAAAATAAAAAGAAGTGGTGATGTTATACCTGAAATTGTTGAAGTTATAAAAAACAGTGATGAACCATTACTTCCAGAAAATATTAATTATATATGGAATAATACAAATGTTGATATTATTATTACAGATAATAGTACTGAAAGTGTTGATATTAAATTAATAACAGACTTTTTCAAAAAATTAAAAACAGATTCATTATCTCAAGGTACAATTAAAAAATTATATAATAATGGCTATAATACTATTAAACAAATTATACATATGAATATTGAAGATTTTATTAAATTAGATGGTTTTCAAAAAACTTTATCTGAAAAATTATATAAAAATATAAAAGATGCTATTGCTAAATGTACTATTATTGATTTAATGAGTGCAAGTAATTGTTTTGGAAGAGGTCTTTCTTATAAAAAATTAGAAATTATATATCAACATTATCCACATATTTTACAAATGAATACTAATGATAATTTAAAAGATAAAATTATAGAAATAGATGGTTTTTCTGATAAAACAGCATCGCAATTTGTAAATAATTTAAATAATTGTAAAAAATTTATTAAAGATTTAAATATTGATATTAAAAATAAATTAACCCAAGAACCATATATTCCTGTTTCAAGAAAAAATTTTGTATTAACTGGTTTTAGAAGTTCTGATATAGAAAAAAAAATTAATGAAATGGGATTTAATATTAGTTCAAATGTTAATAAACAAACAAAATTAGTTATTACTAAAGATTTAGAATATCAATCTTCTAAATTAATTAAAGCATCAGAATTAAATGTTGAAATTATTACACTTGAAAAATTTATAAATAAAAATAAAATATAAAAAAATATTCTATAATAATATATGAACTTAACATATTTATTTTTTACAGAACATTGAACTAAAAGTAATGGAATTTTAACATTACAGAACTATAACAATTTGTTATTATAAATAAAGAATCTTATCCTATTCAAATTCTTTTGCCAAGCCAAAACTATATGGAATGATATTTATGAATCTAATAATTTATAATATCAATATCAAATTATAAATTAAGAAGAATATCCCTAAACCATAATTTTTAAATATAATATTATCAGTATTAATTTTATTATTTAATAAAAATTTCCAATAATTTATATCACCTCCACCAAGATTGTTATTATTTACTGGTATTTTTTTTATTATTAAATACATCAATAACTTCATTAACATGTTCTATTGCTCGTGGTGTTGAGTCAAATAAATATATTTTACAATTTAATTCTTTAGAAAGTTCAATATCATGACTTATATCTTCACCTGTTCCTACACAATATATTATTGATTCAGAATTTAAATCTTCCTTTATATTTTTTGGATAATAAAATCCTCCATAATCTGTTCCAAATCTTCTTAATGTCATATTTAATATTAATTTAAAAAAATAATGTTTATATTATTTATATATCTATTATACCTTTTATAATAGGTTTACTATCATATATATAAATATAAATTTTTTTTACATTCAAATAATCTTTAAAATTAAATCTTATTTTAGACATAGGAATATGCAATAAATCTGCATATTCTTGAAATAAATCCTTGAAAGATTTCATATAACAATTAATTAAATCCCAATTTGTAATTTCATCTTCAAATAATGTATAATCAAAAATTAATAAATTTTCCATCAAATCATCCGGTGGATATTCTTGATGAAATACATAGAAAAATATATCTTTATAAGGAATATATAATTTTTTTTCTTCATTATTTTTAAATTTATATACTACATCATATAAATCACTATAAAAACAACACCTAATATTTAATGGTATATTATAATAACTAAATTCATTAATTACTTTATTAATATTTTTATTGTAAATTTCTTCATTATTTGAAGGTTTAATTACATTTTTAATAATATTTTTATGTTCTTTAAAAACTACATCTAAAATTCTATCTTGTAAATCATAAGGTAAATTTTTAATTAAATCTTTATACTTCATTAATTTTAATTTTAAAAAAAAAATCAATTTTATTATAAAATTAAATTTAAAAAAACATATTATTTTAAAAGTTATTCTTTATATTTAGTATTTTTCTTCTCTATATCCATCTTCTGCAACTATAAATTCACCAAATTCATCACTTCCTTCAGGATATGTATCTACACATAAACATGTTTTTTTACCTTTCTTACAATTTCGACAACGTACTAATTTTGGTTTATTTGTATCTTTTTGTGCAGATTTATAATATTGTGTAAATAATCTGGCTGCGTCATTTTGTGTTTTTAAATATTTTTCTTGTTGTTCTTTAGTCATAGTTGCATTTCTAGCTGCTCTTTCAGATGCTGTCATTGCTATGTGACCTAATGGTCTTCTGCGTTGCCATTCAGTTCTTGGTTCATATGATGCTGTTTCATTATGAACTGTTGAACGTTCAACGTCAAAAGTTTGATCTAATACATATTCACCACCATCTTCATAATCTAAATTGAATGAGGGTTCAATATTTTTAAATCTTGTTGTAATTTTAGAGCATTTTTTAATTACTGGATTCCATTTACATTCATTTGCATTATCTTTACAATCGTTTTCATTTAATAAACCGCAATTTACACCACCAGTCTGTCTAATTTTTTGATATTTAAGTTTATATTTTAAAAATTTTTGTTTATAATTAACCATTTATATTATTATATAATATAATTAATTTAAATAGATTTAATAAATTGCCAATTAAGTTCTTGACAAATCATTTTCCAAATTCTATCTTGTTGATATAATTTTTCTCTTGATTTTAAAAGAGGAAAATATTCAAGATATTGGTCTATACCTAATAATTGTATAAATTTATGTAAAACATATGAATATGATAAGAAATTTTTTCTTTCTTTTGGACAATGTTTTATAAATGGTGCTTGAATTTCTTTGAACATATTTCTTAATGATTCTTCAATTTCTGGTGTTAAAATAGGTGGTGGTTTTCCATTAAGTTTATTAATAATATAAGGAATATGTTCATAATATTTGTTTAGTTTTAATTTTTTAAGAACTTCTTTAACTTTACCATTACTTATCTTTGCTAAATTAGTATATCGTGATTTTTTAAGTTCTTCTAAAATACTTTCAATAATTTCGTTAGAAATATCAGTTGTTTCTTTAGCTTGAAATTGAGACAACCCGTGTCTCCCCAATAATATAACAAACCACTTAATTATATTATTCTCTCAGGGTTCAGTTGATAGGAACCTCCCAAGAAAGACTAGTTTCCTAGCGGACGGACTATACCTTAAGCAATCATTAGAGTTTTTCAAACTCTTCATACCCACAAACATCTAGTCTCTGAACCTTCTCCATATTCCTTGAACTTTGGAACTTAAGAGCTTGGCTGCGGATTTTCCCTATTCTTTACTTTTTTACCTTTGGATACGGCAATTAACCGTGTTCCTTTTAAAAGTTTCCTAATAAAAGTGGTAGTAAAGACCTAACAGGACGTTCCCGCAATTTGAATGTGTTGCCAAATATAGATTACTAACTATCATTTTCATCTATATTGACTAGCAGATTACACTGTTTTCCCTAAAAAGGCAGTCTGCTGTTACGAACTGACATCGTCAAAGTCATTTTTATGTTTTTCTTTCATTTCATTAAGATGATTTATACACATTTTATATTTTTCAGTCATAGTCATATTAGATTTTGTAATTTTTTTAAAATATTTTTTTTTATTACCATTTTCATCTTTAATAATCAAACCGTTAATACAATAACCAACTGATTTTCCTTTGGTTTTTGCTATATTTATATATTTAGGCAATTCAATATTTTCTATATTTTTTCCTCTTTTGCCTGGAACATCAATATTAGACCAATTTTTAACTGTAATTTTATTAGTTTTTAATTGTTCTATATATTCTATATATTTTTTAGCTTGATCTAAATTCCATTTATTAGTTTGACAATTAACAAAATCTTTTTTTTTTATTAAATCTCCTTTAGGCGTAACTAAACCTTCAACATAATAACCTTTTAAATATGTATCTTCAATTATTGGAAATATATAATCAGGAAGTTTTTCTATTTCTTTTTTTTCTTTTGTAATTGTAGGTGTTATTTCTTTAGTTTCTATGTATGAATATTCTTTTTTTAATTTATCTAATTCTTCAATAGCTTTTTGTAATACTACTTCCTTATTATTATTAGATATTCCAAATGTTTTACATATATATTTTTTATTACCTATTGGAAAATTATTTATACTATAATTAATTATTATACCTTTAGCTCTTTTTGCAACAATATATTTAGGTAAGTCAGCATCTTCTGGATATAATCTTTCTTTTTTTTTTCTTCTTATACCTGTTTTTGCTAAACTTTTTTTTTCCTGTGTAATATCAGAATCTTTTCCTTTTGCTCCTCCAGTTTTTAAATTAAAACCATTAGGATGTAATGTATTATATTTTACTATAAATAATTGTTCTAGTTCGTCTATATCAGTTAATAAACAATCACATATTTTTTCAACTTTAAATTTATCAGTTCCATATTTATTTATAGAATTATTTAATAATATACAATTATTATTATTATTATCATATAAATTTTTTGCTTCTCTAATATGTGATTTCCATCTACCTTCTGTTCCCCAGGTTTGATTATTTTTTCTAATATATTTTTGTGCTTGACCTATATATTGTTTATCATTAATTAAATTTGTAATTAAATATAATTCACCTTTTTTTAAGTCAGTAATATCTAACATATAATTATATAACTCATTATTTCTTTAAATAATTTTTCGTAATTATGAGTTATTATATTATAAATACCTGATAAAATACCACTATTCATTAAAATTTTTTTGACGTTTATATGCGATTCATTATAATGATTAATTCTTTTGTACGCGAAGTATGTACTTTCATTTGTGGGCTCTTTGTAGTTAGGTTTATCAGAGTCTATTAAAATAAAAAATTGTTCACCACAATTTTCACAAACATTAATACCTTCCATATAATTTAATTTTAGTTGAGTATTACAAACAGTACATACTTCAGTATGTTCATCAATTTCACCTTTTTTGTACTTATTGTCAAGAGTAGATAAGTAATTATCTAATAACTCAGCTTTTAAAGATGAAAAAGAAGAACTTGAAGAATTTTGGTTTTTATTAAAAAAATCAATAATTGAATTCTTATTAGACTTATCCTTATTATCATCCTTGTCATAGTATTCATATAATAGATCACCAACGTTAAGAAAGTAATCATACTCTGAATTGCTTGTTTGTATATTGTTAATTTGTTTTTTTAAATTATTGATTTTATCAATTAAATCAAATTTTATTTCAAATTGTTCATCAGTTAATTTTTTATTACTAATTTTATTTAATAGATTTAATTCTTTTGTATAATTAGTAATTAATTTTTTATATTTTTCTATATTTTTTTTTTCATTATTAAATTCATCTAATTTTTTATTATGGAAGTAGTCAAGAGTTTTTTGTTGATTTTTAGGTTTTCTAACTTTAACTTTTAAATTAAAATTAGTCATAGCAACTTTATATGATATACTATAAGTAATTTAATTTTATATAATAAGTGTTTAATATATAAAAAAAAAATATAATTTAATTTTAAAATGAAATATTTTATTTTTATAACAATATTATTAGCATTAATGAACGGATGGGAATTTAATTTTATGAATAATAATATGATAAAATTAACAAAAAATATTTAATAAATTAATTAACTAATTAACTAATTAAATTAGAGATTAAATAAGTATAGATATTATAATATTATATCTTGTTATAATAATAATGGGTGGTGGCTTAATGCAATTAGTAGCATATGGATCACAAGATGTATATTTAACAGGTAATCCACAAATTACATTTTTTAAAATGATTTATAGAAGATATACAAACTTTTCAATTGAATCTATAGAACAACCTTTTAATGGAAATGTTGATTTTGGAAGAACTTTATCTGCAACTATATCACGAAATGGGGATTTAATGTATAAAACTTATTTACAGGTTACTTTGCCGGAAATAGAATGTAAAACCCAAAATGATAGATTTAGATGGTTAAATTGGATAGGACATATATTAATTAAACATGTTGAAGTTGAAATTGGTGGTCAAATAATTGACAAACACTATGGAGATTGGTTACATATTTGGAATGAATTATCACAACCTTTAGGAAAACAATCTGGTTATGCTAATATGGTTGGTAATCTTCCTAGATTAACACAAGTTATTACTGGTAATAGTAATAATCAATCAAGTAAAATACCTTCAACAACTTTATATATACCATTACAATTTTGGTTTTGTAAAAATCCTGGTCTTGCTTTACCATTAATTTCATTACAATATCATCAAGTTAAAATTAATATAGAATTTAGAGAAGCAAAATCTTGTTATTGGGCATCTGGTTCTTATGAAGATACTGCTCCTATTTTAACAAAATCTTCTTTGTATGTTGATTATATTTACTTAGATACTGATGAAAGAAGAAAATTTGCAAAAGTAAATCATGAATATTTAATAGAACAATTACAATTTACAGGTGAAGAAACTGTTTCGACACAAAATAATAAAGTTAAATTAAGTTTTAATCATCCAGTTAAGGAATTAGTATGGATTATACAACCTAATTCAAATATTGAATATAAAACTACTAAAAAATTTGGAGGACAACAATTTTTTAACTATACAGATAGAATTGATAATTCATACTTTAGTGGAACACCTAATGATCCTATGGGAGGAGGAATTATAGGGGGTCAATATAGTAATTCTGGATTTCCCAATAGTGGGTTTTATTATGAAAATATAAATGATAATAGTATATATTATCCTCAATCTGGATATTACCCAGACCAAGATATGAGTACTGAACAATTTCCAGGAGTGCAAAATAGTAATTGGAACCAGGTTAAAGGTCCTAATATTCATACAGAAGTATTTAATGATAGGAATGTTACTAATCTTCCTGATTCTACTGTCGAATCAGAACATATGTCATTATATGATTCAGGACACAATCCAGTTTTAGAAGCAAAATTACAACTAAATGGTCATGACAGATTCTCATCAAGAGATGGAAGATATTTTAATTTAGTTCAACCATATGCACATCATACAAATATTCCTGCTACAGGTATTAATGTTTACTCTTTTTGTTTTTATCCCGAAGATCATCAACCTTCTGGTACTTGTAACTTTTCAAGAATAGATAACGCATCTTTAATTTTAACAATTACACAAAATTCAGTTGCAACTGTAAATAATAAAAAAAAAAATTGTAAAATTAGGGTTTATGCTATCAACTATAATATATTAAGAATTATGTCTGGTATGGGAGGTTTAGCTTATTCATCATGAATTATTATTATTATTACTCATATTATTACTATGATCTATATTACCCATAACTGGAATATCTAAAGGTCTATATTCTGCAATGGATGAATCTAATAATGGTTTTTTCTTATTTTTCTCAAAATATCCACAAATGCCTCCATTTTCACTATACCAATAATATCTTTCACATATAAATAATCCCAATAGTATAATTAATAAAAATTCTGTTATCATTTTACATATAAAATATAATAGTAATTTTAAATTGTTTATATAAGATAATAAAAATTTAAATTACTTAAATTTAATACAATTGTCTTTATTTTCTAATTCTTCAAGAAATTCATCATTTTTATACTTATTTAAATTTTTAATATTAATTGTAGTTGAATTATATATTAATGAATATTTATAGTAATTTATTAATTGGTATGCAATATTTATACAATGATATGCTCCTGCATATAATAGAATTTCAGTTTCCTTATTATTTATAATTAAATAAATACAGTAAAATTCCATTATATTATCTATTAAATATGAAAGTTCTAATAATGCTTCTTCATTACAATTAATAACATATTGATAATTTCTATTATATAAATTTAATGCTCTTTCCTTTAATAAATTATAATGTTTAAATACAAATGTATTTTTTGATATTTTCATATTTTTTTTTATTTGTTTTAGTTTATTAATAATTTCATTTTCTATTAATTCTTGTTTTATATCATTTAAATTTAGATTCATATTTAAAAATATATTTATATAATAAAATAAATATTTATATTTAATTTTTTTATAATTATTAATATTACTTATTATTAACACGATATCTATTATTTGTAAATACTGTCTTATATCAAAAGCATATGTATATTCTTTATATTTTTTATTTAAAACATTTTTATAAAAATTAAAAAACTCATTTACATGTTTAGAAGTTTTATGTAATGATACCATATTCTTTTTACTTAGTACTTCCTCTAAAAATATATTTAAATTGCATTTTTTATTAAAACAATAATTATTATTTTCTAAAAAATATGTTTTTATAAAATCATGTAAAAATAATGATTGTTTTTTATTACAGTATTTATTATTAGTATGATTATCTAAAAATATATAAATATTTTTTTGTTGTTTCAAATTAGATGATATTACTTTTATAAAACCTATAGAACCAGATAAACTCTTAATCATATATTTAATATTATATTATAAATATATGATTAATAATTTATTTTGTAATTTTTCAATAATAAATTAAAATATATTATATTTATATAATGATACAAGATATTAAAAATTTTGTACAAAATAATTTAAGAAATGTAATATTTATTGTACCATTGATAGTATTAATTATAATAATAATAATATTTAAATGCACAGATGGTAAAATAATTGATGGTGCAACAAGTGCTAAATTTAGTAATGATATAATAAATTTCTATAAAGAAAAAACATCATTAGAAGAAAAAAAAGATGTTTTAGAAAATGATTTATATGATTTACTAGAACAAAAACATCAATTAAAAAACCAATTAAATATATCTAATATTAAATTACAAAATCTTAAAGATACAAATGATAAATTATTAGATAGAAAAAAAAAATTACAAGAAGATTGTAGAAATACTAGTCAATCGTATCAAACACAAATTAATCAAATTACTGACATAGTAACAGATGAAACAAATAATATTACTTCTGAATTTATAACTGCTTTTAATAATGCAAAAAAAAATTAATCAAATTACTGATATAGTAACAGATTAAACAAATAATATTACTTCTGAATTTATAACTGCTTTTAATAATGCAACAAAAAATTAATCAAATTACTGATATAGTAACAGATGAAACAAATAATATTACTTCTGAATTTATAACTGCTTTTAATAATGCAAAAAAAAATTAATCAAATTATTGATATAGTAACAGATTAAACAAATAATATTACTTCTGAATTTATAACTGCTTTTAATAATGCAACAAAAAATTAATCAAATTACTGATATAGTAACAGATGAAACAAATAATATTACTTCTTCCTTTATAACTTCTTTAATAGTACAACAAAAAATTAATTTACTATTTAATTATATTTTTTTTTATACTATATATAATAATGGAAATCAATTTATATAATTTATTTATATATTCAAAAGATAAAATAATTTATTCAATTGTTATAATTATATCAATTTATTTTATTTGTAACTATTCATTTAGTTTATTATCAAGATTTAACGTATTAAATAAAATTAAAACTAAAGTATTTGAATTAAACAAATTAAAAGAATACGATAATCAATATATTAAAAATAAACAACATCAAATTAATGAAATTAATTCAAAAGTTATATACCAAACAAGTATTTATAATGCTTTAAATGAGGAATATAATCAAGTTAATAAAACGTGTAATCAAATACATGATAATTATATACAAAATATAAATAAACTTTCAATTAATGTTCCAAATACTATTAAATATAACTTACAATCCACGTACCAAGGAATGACTCAAGGATAAGAGAGGTACAGACAGCTATTTAAGCGCTTAGTTACTCCCTTTCCTAGCTCCGCCATCGCCGCGCTAATCCGAGACCATGCCAATAGAACAAACACAAACACAAACACATATACAAACATAACACAAACATTAACAGATGAAGAAATAGATGAATTTATAGAAAATAATGAAAAATGATGAATTAGTGACTGAAATAGGGAAAAATATAAAAAAATAAGCACAATATTAATAAACTATAAAATTATTAGAAAATAGTCAATTAGGATAACAAATTGTATTAATGGAAAAACAAAAACTAAACAAAACAAAAAAAAACAAAAAACAAGCAATAATTACTAATTATTAATTTTATAAAAGAATTAAATATATTCAATAAATTAGTAATAAAATAATGATTATTTGTAATTAGATTTATTAAGTATTTATGAAGTAATTAAAACATATAATAATTTTATGCGTTTTTTAATAATTTAAATAAATTATGGATTAAATATTATAATATAATAAAATACAATTAAATTTTTTTTCTTATATAATAATATAAATGTTTAAATTAGGTGGCAATACAAAATCAAGAAAATCTCATAAACATGACTCTAAAGGAAAACATAGACATTCACATAAACATAGTGGTGATTCCAGAAAAAAACATGGTTCTCACAAACATACAAGAAAACAAAAAACATCATTAAATGCAACAAAAAGAAAATCAACAAAATCTAGAAAATCAGCACCAAAAAGAAAATCAACAAAAGGAAAATCAACATCAAAAAGAAAACCTAGAAAATCAACAAAAAGAAAATCAACAAAAAGAAAATCAACAAAAAGAAAATCAAAAACACAAAACAACCATTCACATGTTCTTAAATCTTGTAATGTTAAAGATAAAAAAAAATGTAAATCCAGAGTAGGTTGTAAATGGGCTAATAAAGTTCATTCTAAAGGTTATTACCCAGCAGGTTGTTCAGAAAGAAAAAAAATTACTCATAAACATAGTAAATCTAAAACTCATTCACATAGAAGACCAAAGGAAGTATCTAAAAAAGCTAAAAAACCACCACCATTTTCAACAGAACATTCACATAATTTCAATGGTCCAGCCTCCCCAGAAAATAGAAAATCCGAACCTTGGACATGGTATGATGATACTGAACCACAAGGATTATTAGCAATGAATGTAGCATCAGCAGCAGCAGAAATGGGTATAGGTAAAAATCAACCATCACCACCTCTCGCACAATCTAACCAACAAAACTCTCCATGGCATAGTCAAACCATAGCTAATAATGTAAGTAAGTTAAGTCCAGTTCAGAAAACAGCTCTTAAAAAATCACAAAGTAACAACAATGCTAAATCAATTTATAATTGGCAAGAATCAAGTATTACAGGTGGAAAAAAAAGAACATCACGTAGATCACGCAGATCATGCAAAAGTATGAAACGTAAATCTTGCAAAAGTAAAAGAAACTCTAAAAAATGTTCATGGAATAGAAACAAAAAGGGTACTCGCAAACATAAACCTTATTGTTCTAAAAAAAGGTCTGGTAAAAAAAAATCAAGAAAATCAAGAAAATCTAGAAAATCAGCACCAAAAAGAAAATCAGCACCAAAAAGAAAATCAAGAAAATCTAGAAAATCAGCACCAAAAAGAAAATCAAGAAAATCTAGAAAATCTAGAAAATCTAGAAAATCAGCACCAAAAAGAAAATCAAGAAAATCAAGAAAATCAAGAAAATTAAGAAAATCAAGAAAATCAAAAAAAAAATATTAATTAAAATCCTTAATTAGTATTTAATTTATAATTTATATAATTAAATTTGAAACATAAAATTACTTAAACCATTTTGAAATGATAATATATTGTAATTTAGTATAAATATATATAATTTTTTTTTTGATGTTATAATATTTTCTGGATTTAATATATTAATTGTTATATAATTATAATATAAATTTGAATCATATAAGTATAATTTTGTTTCTGCTTGATTTTTATCTAAGTATAGTATATTATTTAAATAATCCCAATATTTATAATATGTAGGTTTATTTTTATTATTTTTATTAATAATATTATCAGTTATAAATATATTTATATTTGTTAATAAATTAAAATGATAATTAATATTTCTATATAAATAAATTTCATTATTATTTATATTAATGTTTTCACCAAATAAATTTATATTATTTAAAATATTATTAACGTAAATAATGTTTGGTTTATAAATAGGATATAATTCTAAAAATAAATCAGAATTTATATTATTTAAATGTCCTGATGGTTGGTAATTTAATAAATCTAAACAAAAATTGTAATTATAAAATTGTTTTAAATTAAAGGTTTTATTCAAATTACTTTTATAATTTGTATAGTAATTGTTATCAAAATTTATTATACTATTTTTAAATTTTATTATAGATTTATTAAAGTCTGTATCTTTTGAATGCCAAAATAATGATTTAATAATAGTATTACTATTTAATTTAATATTAGTTTTTATATCACCTAAAATAGATGTATTAATTGGAATTTCAATAGTTTTAAATCTTTCAATTAAGTAATTATTAATATTATTAGCTATATATCTTCTATATTCATCTTCAATAAGAATATAATTTATAATTAAATATGTATTATGTAAGGAAGGTTTAGTAAAATTACCATTATATAATTCATTTTTTGTATTACATATTAAATGACTATAATTGGAAAATTCTACTTTAATTTTAATTTTTTCATATAACATTAGAAAAATAGGAATTGATAATTGTGGTCTATTGGTAAACCAAAATGGTAAAGTTAAATAATATTTTTTAGTATTCTTATTAAAATCTTGAAATATATTAATTATTCCATTATTAATAATAGAATTACGATTATCAATTATTTTATAAAAAATTTGTCTTAAGTATAAATGTTTTTTCAATAAATAAGTTATATTATTATTTTTTAAATGGTAAATTTCACTGGTGTAATTACTATCACTATAAAAATTAATATTATAATTTAGATTTGTTCTAAATATATATATTTTGGCATAATTATAAATATTAACATAATTATTTTTTTTAAAATCAATTAAATTATTAATATTAGTACTAATATTATTATTTATATCTATATCAATATATATATTATCATAATCAGATAATATATTTTTTGATAAATTATCAATTAATTGTAATTGATTTTCATTATAAATTATATTATTATATAAATCTATTGTTTTAGGCGTTAATTCATTAATAGTAGTATTACTAAAAATAATACTAATTTTTTTAATAATATTATAAATGGAAACATTATTTACACATGTACCGTTAATATTAGTTGTTAAAGAAATATCAGAAATTAAATCTCCTTCCATATCTAAAAAAATTTCTTCAATTGAATCATAATAGTTATTTTCTATTTCTTTTTTAATTGTAATTTGAGAAAAATTAGTATATTTTTTGTAAATTTTTTTAAAAAAATGTAATTTAGGATTACCTATTAAATAATTGTCTTCTTTTCCTTTTGATATTAATTGGATTAAACCAGCAGTCATAGTTAATTATTATATTATAATAAAATTGTTTTCTAAATTATTATATATAATATTATCAATAGATTTAGTTTTATTCCAATTTATTTCATTATCTATATAATTTATAATAAATCTTGTAGGTAAATCATCAGTACTTATAATGGAAAAAATAATATCGTATATAGTTTTATTATCACTGGTTGAATAAATATTTATAAATTCTGTTTTATCCATAAGTTTATTTCCAATTCTACTAACAAATTTAATTAATTTTATTATGTAATAATATTCATAATCTTTTATTCTAAATATATCAAAATTTATACTAGTATAATGATTATCATCACATAATAAAATTTCTTTTAAAATTTTTTTTAACAATCTATATTCATAATTTAAAAATTTATCAAATTTAATAGTTTTTATTTTATATTTATCATATTCTATTAACATTTTTATATTATATACTATTAAATATAAAAATGTTGCAAATTATTTTAATATTATTAATAATTTATATAATATTTTTATATAAAAATAATAAATTTATAAGTAAAGGAGGTCATTACATTGATAGAGAAATTCATGATTCTACTATATTTCCAGAAATTAATAAAACTCTAATAGATATTCATGATGTTATGCATAAACTTTTTCAATATGGTGATATAAAAGAAGATAATGTAAGTAATGTAATGAAAAATGAAATTAAAACAAGATTAAAAGAAAATGATTCTTATAATAAAATATTAAATAATACTTACATTACTAATGAAACTTATTTAAATATACAAAAAAAAATACAACAAAATAAGAATATAATAAATGATATAATAAATGATATATTATAGTATATGGTTTAGAATTAATTTAAAATATCATATATAATATAATATGAAAATTGAATATCAAAAAAAAGATTTAATTGATTTTTTAATTATTGAAATAAATGATTTAATACCTAAAAATGGTCATTATGAATTTTATTATATAAGTCTTTTAGAAGTTATAGAAAATAATAGAACAAAAGGTTTAACAGAAATAATAGATATGATTAAAAATTTTATTATTAAAAAATATAATCAATTACAAAAATTTATTTATTTTTCAATAGACCGACATATAGATACAAAAGATGAAGATGAAGATGAAAAACTTACAGACGAAGATAAAGAACAAATTGGAAATGAATTCAAAGATAAATTTATAAATAAAATAAATGAATGTGATTTAAATATTATAGAACAATTTATGCATAAAGAAATGTTTGAAATATCAAAAGAAATTATTCAAAAAAGATTAAAAAGACATATCATCGTTAAAAAAATTAAAAAAAATACTATATTTTCATAATATTCTATATAAGATAAAAACCTTTTTTTTTTTTATTAATAATTATATATGGATTTTAATGATTTTAATGGTTTAAATCTTTTAATGAATACAAAAAAAGTTAAAACTACCAATATAAAATCTCAATTAGAAGATCAAAGCGAAGAAGATGATGATAATTATAATAGTTATAATAAACATGATAATATTTTATATGATAAGAATGAAACAGATGATAGTGATATTATTGAATTAGAAATGCAAAAAAATGAAAATTTATTTCAAGAAATAGAACCAGAAGAAAAAACACAAAAAGATAAAGAATTAAATGAAATTATGCAATGTTTAAGTAAAGTTGATAATTATATATTAGATAATCAATACAATAATAAAACAGAAATAATTAATGATTATTTAATAGATTTGTTATATTTAATTAAAACAAAGAAAGAATAATATAAAAAAAAATTATTATATTATATATAATGGAAAGAAATCCTAATGAACCATGTTTAGACCAAATGTTTAATTATAATAATGCATTAATAAAACCACATATTAAAGAAAAAACTAAAAAGGATTTTAAAGTAAAATATGTTTTAATAGATAGTCGTGACAGAAATACAACTAAATATCCAAATAGTAATGATTATCAAATTATGTTAAATGAACCAATTAAAGATGTTGTAGAAGTTGAATTAATTCAAGCACACATACCTAATACTGCATATGTAATTAATAATAACAACAATAGAATTTATTACTATATTGCAATTTCTCAAACTGATGCATATGATGGTTCAAGTATTTTATATCAAGCTACAATTGAACCCGGAGATTGGGATGCTACAAATATTGCAGATAGAATAACAGAAGCATTTAGAGAAAATTCACACGATATATCAGTTTATTATAGTGATACAAATAATAAATTTACTTTTGTATATAATGATGATAGTACTACTTCAAATATAGCTATTGGTAGTGATAAAAATATATATTTAGATTTTAGAAAAACTAATGATAATGTTAATGGTGCTCATTTAGGTATTCCAGTTCAAGTTATAAAACAAAATTATGACCAAAATGGTAATGAAGATACATTATATAAAGATAAAACTATGGGCGAAATTTTAGGTTTTACTAAAAATTATCATAGTACAGATGCAAATTGCATAGTTGATTATATAGGTAATTTTAGCGTTTATTTATATGATGAAAGTGATATGCTCATATCAAGTAGTGATTCTGTATCATATTTTATAATAAATTTATCTAAAAATGATATTAAAACTAAAAATCCAGATTTTAAATTTACAATAGGTTCAATTATTAAAGTTTATTATTCAGAAGCTGGTGGATATATTACTGGTATTATAGATAATTTTATGGCAACACACGCTTCGGATGGAGATAGAATTAAATGTATTTGGCTTTCTGGTCTTGGAAAAGATGATGCTACGAATGAATATACTGGTCTTCAGTATATTTCTTCTACAATAGGTGATATGTGTGCTTCACTTGGTGGAGATGATTATATATTATTAAGAGAACCTAATCTAGAAAGATATGAAGGTAGAAACACAACTATTGAAAAATCATATGCAAAGTTACATCTAGGTAATTCTACACGAAACGTCTTCTTTGGCCGCATAGCCAATTTTTCAAATAACCACGTTATAGAACCAACAATACAAAAATTTGACCGTTTTAATCTCCAATTTACTGATTATTATGGTAATCCATATGATTTTAATAACGCAGAAAATTCTCTTATATTTGCAGTTAAATATAAAGCACAACCTGGTAAATATGATTTCTAAATTAGTAATAATTTTTTTTTATGTTTATTACAAATTATACTTAAAATATTAAAACTCTCCTGGTGCATTTCCAAGGTTCCACAATTCAACAAATCCATAACCCAAAAAATTGTTCATTTCACCTAAGTATTTTCCTTCTTCATCTACTAACTGCTGGTTAAAATCTTGAATAAGCATATTAAACTTTAGTTCTGAAGCAACTGGGGATAACACCGAAATATAATCTTTACTGGGTTCTTTAATAACTATTCCTAGTACCGATACGGGTAACCCATCAGTATTGCTAACAATTTTAACCCATATCTCTTGATCTAAATTTGTTTCGTATCTACCTGGTGCTGGTGCTGGTGCTGGTGCTGGTGGTGGTGCTGGTGCATTTCCAAGGTTCCACAATTCAACAAATCCATAACCCAAAAAATTGTTAATTTCACCTAAGTATTTTCCTTCTTCATCTATTAACTGTTGGTTAAAATCTTGAATAAGCATATTAAACTTTAGTTCTGAAGCAACTGGAGATAACACTGAAATATAATCTTTACTGGGTTCTTTAATAACTATTCCTAGTACTGATACAGGTAACCCATGATTATTTCTCACAATTTTAACCCATATCTCTTGATCTAAATTTGTTTCGTATCTACCTGGTGCTGGTGCTGGTGCTGGTGCTGGTGCTAGTGCTGGTGCTGGTGCTAGTGCTGGTGCTGGTGCTGGTGGTAATGGATTACTAGACAGATTATTAAAATTTTTAATAGCATCAGCTAAACTCACATTACCTTTACGTAATTCATATAATATTTGAGTTACTGCAGTCGCATCAGTATCATCTTTGTTGTAAGTATCTGTGTATGGGATAAATGCCCTAGCCATATCTGTTTGGGTGCCAGATCCCGGTGGCCAATTAGTTAGTAAATTTTGAATATTTTGCCATTTTTCTAGTGTTAATCCACCAAACATTTTCTGTTTAGCATTAATATATTTAAGTTTCATTTCTAAATACTTTGATTTGTAATTAACCATTTATAATATTATAATATGTAAAAAAAATGTATTAATTTTTTTTTTTTGAATATTAAAGAGTAAATAGAATTTGAAAGTATATCCTTTGTGTTTTGTTCAGTATTCTTTAATAGCACATTAATTTTCTCTTTATTATTTCTATTTTTATATAATAAATAAATAATATCACAATCTAAATCTAAATTGGATTTAAAACAAATAATATCTAGTAAAGATAATTGAGATAATTTATATAATAATTTAAAAAATGCTAATAATAAAATTGTTATAAAAAATTTAGAATAAATGGTAAGATGATAGAAAAAATAAAATGATAATCCAGTATAACCAATTATTAAAAATTGTTTAATATTTATTAATTCAATTAAGAAAAAAATTGGTTTGTAAAATTTATGATAATTAAACATATATTAAATATTTAAATTTATTTAGTTTTAAATAGATATTACTGCATATTACTGCATATTACTGCATATTACTGCATATTGCATATTACTGCATATTACTGCATACTGCATATTACTGCATATTGCATATTACTGCATATTACTGCATATTACTGCATATTACTGCATATTACTGCATATTGCATATTACTGCATATTACTGCATATTACTGCATATTGCATATTACTGCATATTGCATATTACTGCATATTACTGCATATTGCATATTACTGCATATTGCATATTACTGCATATTACTGCATATTGCATATTACTGCATATTACTGCATATTACTGCATATTACTGCATATTACTGCATATTGCTG